TGCTCCTGAGTACACAGAAACACCCTCAGAAGTAGAAGGTCTAAATGATATGTCTATTTCTTTTTCAACTTCAAAGGAGGAAGACCCTTCTTAGCACGATAGGCATTAGCCTGTATCTCAGACTTAGATAACTCACGATGACTACCTAGTTTTTTCTGGACAGTGGTCGTGAGTTTTTTTATGGCAGGTTTTATAAGTCGTAATAAGAGTGGTGTGGCTGCTGCAGATGCTGTTGCCACGATTGCTATCGCTGCTGTCGTACTGACTTGATTTGTGCTTGGTAAAAATTTCTCTGCTACTGTAGTGTCCTCATACAATACCACACAGACAGTGCCTTGTAGTTCATGACCTACTACCTTCTCACTACCATCCTGTGTCAGATCACCGACTCGTGGTTGATTAGGTGCAGGGCATTCAGTCTCACCCTCAGGTATTTTAGGGGGTGTTACATCTGGTGTGGTTGGTGGATCTGGTGGTGGTTCAACGGGAGGTGGTGGCACCTCTCTTGTAATAATAAGTTGTTCTGGTGTATAGTCCATCGCATTGAAAGATGGTGTACCAGCGTCGCAAAAGGTGACAGTTTCATCGTCCTTTGCTAGTTGTTTATTTTTTGTACCACCTGGCTCAGTCTTATTGAGTTCGTGTGCCTCAACACATCCAGGTATATCTACAATCGGTTTGCCAATCTGCACAGTTACAGGTACATACGGAACCTGTGGGTGTAATATCGTAGCATCAGCACCCCATATCTTTGGTATATTAATTTCTTTGACTTCCGAATTAGGAATCAATATCTGTGGAATCGACATCTTTCACCTTGAATACTAATAGTTCTTCACCATTTTGCACATCCTCCATTTCTGGATGCCTCCTACGTGGTGGTTTTCTTGCCTCTTGAAGCACAGCACCTGTCATTCTCCACATGAATGCAAAGGTCGCACCTACAACTGATGCAAAACAAAGACCAAATATGAATATGGTTATGTCATTCATATCCCTCTTATATCTCTAAGTTCTTGAAAGTCTTTTTTCTTTGTACCTCCATCATACTCCCATGCATAACCCTCTGTTATCATTTGTTCGTTGAGTGATACCACACCATCGCCAACGTATAGCCAACCAAGCAGCCTACCATACTTACCCACGCCACCTTTGAGTTCAGTTCTAATAACGAGTTCATCATCTCCTTTGATAGCTCCTTCTAGTTTTTCTTTCATCCAGTTGGTTGCATCAATACCTAATGCCTTCTCCTCTAGATCTCTTGTTCTTTTCTCAGGTGTATCTACCCCTGCGATACGAACTCTCTCCTTCTTCATCAAATCAAAACCAAGATCAATGGTGACATCAATAGTATCCCCATCCACCACACGATTGATCTTTACCACTCTAAAATTATAACAACTCTTCCTACTTGGAGGAATCATCTTCGCCATCTCTCATCTCCATGAATGACATACGAAGTATATAGTAGATGTACCATGAAACTGTAACAAGGAGTATGGCAAGCATCCAAATGACACCCCAGACTACCATCAGCAAGAATGCTCCCCAACTAGAGGTGCTCCTACCTCTACGTAATTCAATTCACTATTATATACCCAGTGCATCTTAGACCATATATTATTAAACTCTTCTTCATCCAAATCTTTCAACAGTATTCTATCTTTCCAATAGATGTGATACCTCATTGCCAATACTCGTCTAATACATCAAACGTTCTATTGAGATACTTTTTAGCACCCACACATTCCCATTCTCCCATCTCTCCAATCTCACATTTATAATCTAACTCTCTCTTCAGTTTCAATAATTTATCGGTCATTGCAACTTTGTTTAGTCTACCGTTCATTAGTCTTCTCGTATACAATACTCCGCAGCGTGGGGATTGTCAAATCCTTTGAGGTCTTCCCTTGCCTGTTTTATAGCATTGTATGCATCCTCTGCATACTCACATATCTCATGATGTTCGTTTAGATTATCGTGATAACCTACGGTGTAGTGGGACATGATAGTTTCAACTCCAGTACATAATTATATATTACACCCTCAGTCACCGACTGATTTTTTCAGTGTTGAGTTGCTAACAGTTTCTCAGCGATTAATTGATGTCCTTTAGCAGACGGATGCCCAGATAACATATTCTCTCTATCATGTTTGAGAAAATTTGCATTCAACATATTTTTATTTTCAGACATATTTATGTAAAATCCATCATCATTAGAAGTTTTTCCAATGTGCCAAAAAATATAGGGAACCTGTTTATTTTTCATAAACATCTCTAGGTGACATACATTTTTCCAAAAGTTTCTATCACCTAATTTTTTTGAATAGATGTATTTGTAGTACATCTTTTTCGCATAAAATAAATCGGTCTCAGGATCTTTATGTTTCGGTGTTTGTATAGACACCCAATTATTATTTTTGAATATTTGAATCCTTGATGCAAAAGTAAATTGTATGATAGCAAGTTTACATTTATTATTATTCAACCAATTTATAGTAGTATCTACTATCTGATCATTTGATCTACCACCATGTGATATATTGACAGCATTTTTAGAGAGAAGGTAACTGTACTTCTCTGTATTCATATTTTCTAATTCACAACCAGCAGACCAACTACAACCATTGACAAAAATGTCACTTTGCATCAGGTGTTATTTTTATAGGTCCTTGTTCTATCCTTATTGTCTGTGCTGGTGCTGTCTGTGATGCTTTCTCTATGAGTGCTTCCATGTCTTTCTTACTGACAGATCCACCACTAGATCCTCCTTCCTTCTTCTTGCTTGACGTTTGAACACCAAAAGTAGCTAAAGTTCCTGTGAAGACCGAAGCTATAAAGGTCGGATCAATTTTTTGTTCTTGTTTGTAGCCAGGTATTTCAACGTAGTTCAAAGTTAAGATCCCTGCGGACCACACAAGAATACCAAGTCTAACAAAGGTAGATAAAATTAGGAGTTGCTCCTCCTTATCATCTGCTGCTTCTTTTATCTTACCTATGATTCCTTTCTTCTCTTCCTTCTTTACTTCTGCCATAATGATAGAGTGACTTCATTATATAGTCAGTTGGTAATATTGGGTCTTCTCCTAGTATATGCAACTGTAATTCATCAGCATCTACGTACACGTCATCCTCTCCTTTACGAACATGTAACCAGTAGTATGTACCATCCTCTCTCTTGAAAAAATAACTGGTGTTGTGTGAGTCAAGAGTGAACAGAGCAACAACATGAGGGTATTCAATCTTACGATTAGGATCTGGTCTGCACGACTTACCCATGTCAGCGTACATCGGTCTCGTACCACTACCGTGAGGAGTGGGTAGATTTCTCCCATGATCTCCGAATAAATCGTATCCTTTAACCAAGTTTCTTTATCTGTGCGAAGTTTGACTTTTGATTCTTCTTTATTTTTTTATACTTCTTTACCAACTTAGCGATCTCTTCCTTGTTGACTCGAAGTTTTGGTTCCTCGTCACTCATCTTGTCTCTTCAATTGCTTCCTTGATTATTCTTTTGAGTTGTTTACCCTTCTTACCAAGACCAACACTAGAGTCTATCTTTACCTTTACCCAATAAAGACCTATAAGAACAAGTGTGAAAGGAACTGCATCTGCCCATGAGATTTCATTCCAAGCTTCAACTACGTTTAGTACGATAAAATTAGTCACGTTGCCTCCAATCATCTGACCTTTCCTGATGGAACCAGTCTACGACTTCATCAGGTGAACCGAAACCCCTTCGATGGTTACTTGAATCGGGGTCTCCTATATTCAAGTTATTCAGAAAAGACTCGTCAGGATTTGTACTCATCCGACGAGCCTGCTTCAGCATACCTCTTGCAGAGGTATTTACTTTCGCTAATTTCTGTGCCCATATCATGTCTTCCATACTGACCTCTGTACCTGAGGCAATGTCTTTGCAAATACCTTGCAGTCTAAGACGATATTGGGTTGATAGCATTTATTATAATGGTGAATCTGGTAGAGATGGGATCGCAGGTCCTGTAAGATCAGGTACTAAACCTTCCATGGCACCAGTGCCTAAAGATGGTAAAACTGCTTCCATGATCTGACCTTTCGCCTTCTCTATCAAGGCATCTTTATTTAGATATAGGTACCCACCTGCCCCTACGATTGCTAGGACACCGACACCAGACGCAATTGCTATTGCGTTGACAATTTTTTGCATAATGTTTCTACTAATTGATCTGCACACTCATATATAGCACGATTATTTGCCTCCTTCCCACGATACTTTGAGAAGTATTTCATGATTATGGGCAACACTTCTTGTCTAAGTTGTTCTTCCATTGATAAAATGTTCAGCATCTACAACTGCCAAGGGTTTCTTACCATTCTTCTTGATAAAGACGATAGGTTCATGATCACCTGAGTTTGCCTGTGCTTGTGCGTAGGCATCCCATACGTTCAATTTCTCTTGGTTCTTACATTCTATACTGTATGGAAACTTTTGTCTAGCATCTCGTGCCATTATCAGGTCTTCACCACCTGCACCCATGCTCCTTGACTCAATATCCTCAGGGTGTATGTCTCTATGCTCAATGAGTTGATCTCTTACCCATTGTTGTAGCTTTCTACCCTTTGCTTTAGCAGATTGTGGTTTCATTGTATAACTCCAAAGTCAGTTCGTTGACTGCCCATACGATATCCTTCTA